CGGAGTACGCGCCGAACACCTTCACCACCGGCCTCTACGTCGGCATGCTCGCCGACTGGAGTTTCTACTGGATCGTCGACGCCCTGACGCTGACGATCCGGGTCCTGCTGGAGCTGTACGCGGAAACGAACCAGAACGGCTACATCGGCCGCAAGGAGACCGATGGCATGCCCGTGCTGGAGGAGGCCTTCGTGCGTCTGAAGACGGCGTAGTCAAGTGGCCTTGTTACCAGACTGGTAACTGAATCATGAACCCCGAACCCTGACGACACGGCTTCCATTATGAACCTCTCGAAAAACGTTGAAATCCGCGAGGTCGGCGCGCCGGTCGCGCTGGCCGACGACACCGACGACAACAGCGACCGGATCGACATGAGCGGCTACGAAGGGGTCGTGTTCGTGGCCCCGATCACCGACAGCGTGGACACCGGCGTGGCCACGCTGACCGTCGAGCAGAACACGCTGGACAGTGACAGCGGCATGGCCGCCCTGTCGGGCGCCCAGGCCACGAAGACCTCGGTCGAGAACGACGACCTGAACGACCAGCTCCTGGTCGTCGACGTGTACCGGCCGCAGGAGCGGTACGTGCAGGCGGTGCGCACCTCGAAGACCGCGAACATCGCCTTCGGGACGCTGATCGCCATCCTGTACGGCCGGCGGAAGTACCCGCCAACCGACCACAGCACGGTGCTCGATTCCGCGCTGGTCGCCTCGCCCGACGAGGCGTAAGCCAACCGACCAAAACACCCCGTTCCCGATAGTGGATAGGTCCGCGAAGGAAAAGCAGGGTTCAGGGTTCAGGGTTCAGGACGCACCGTTTTGAACCCTAAACCCTGAACCCTGAACCCTCCCCGGGCTGCAACCAACGGAGTCTTTTTCAATCATGACCAGCTCCTACCAACCGAAAGTCTACCGCGAGCAGGGCGGCCACAAGATGGTCGTCGCCGCCGGCGGCGAGTTCCAGTGCGACGGCCTCTTCAAGCTGCACGGCCTGGAGATCCCCAGCGGCTTTGCCAACGTCTACTACGTCGACGGCCAGAACGGCGACGACTCCAACGACGGCCTGACGATGGCCACGGCCAAGGCGACCTACGCCGCGGCCCGCACGCTCTCCAACGCCACGATCGACTGGGGCGCCACGCCCAAGCGCTACAACGCGATCTTCGTCGCCCCGGGCGTCTACACCGAGGTCTGCTTGCCGCCGTACTACTGCTGGGTCTTCGGCATGGGGATCCTCGGCACGGACACGGCCGCCGAGTTCCACCCGGCCGCCGGAAGCGCGATCACGAACCCGGACCTCTCCGGCTCCACGATGCTGGGCACAGCCCTGGTCAACCTGCGGTTCGAGTGCGAGACGGCGGTCCCGGTGCTCAACTTCGGGATCTTCAACAACTCGATCCTCGCCGGCTGCGAGATCGTCCGCGGCATCGCGGGTTTGGCCACGATCGGCGCCGAGTTCGACAACGTGACGCACGCCCAGATCATCGGCAACCGGTTCATCAGCGGCGTGGCCGATCACCCGATCGGCCTGTCGTTCAACGGCGGGGGCGACAAGTTCCTCCACAGCAGCCGGATCATCGGCAACCACATCTTCGCCGCGACCACCGGCATCACGATCGCCGCCAACTGCACGGCCTCGGGCACGATCATCCAGGAGAACGTGATCGTCCGGCCGGCCAAGGGAATCGAGGACCTCAGCGGCCTCACGTTCTGCATCAACAACTGGATCTCGGCCACCAGCGACGCGATCGAGCACGCCAACTCGGCGACGCGCTGCATCGGCAACCACGTGATCAACAACGCCACCGGCGCGGTCGAGGCCAGCGGCACCGACTGACCGGAGGGGGTGACCCTTGTTCGACGCACAGAACCACGTCCAGGCCGATTGTGCCTGCGGGCGAACCTACAAGTTCCGGCGGTCGGAGACGATCGCCCAAGAGCAGCAAGGTGAATAAGGCATGTACGCCAAGACCCACACGGTGGTCGTGACCACCGACGGCGACGGCGACGGCACCGGCTACACGCCGACCGTGACCGGGCGGGTCTTGCAGATCCGCTACGTCAAGACGGACTACGCCGCCAATCCCGATTTCGACGTGACGCTGGAGACCTCCGGCGTCGTGGTTTGGGACGAGGACGACGTCGACGCCTCCAAGACGATCTGCCCGCGCCAGGCGGTGCACGGCACGGACGGCGCCGCGGCCGAGTACGCCGCCGGCTTCCCCCGCGAGGAGCCGATCGTCGTGGCGGCCGAGCGGATCAAGATCGTCGTCGCCGGCGGCGGCGACACGAAAACCGGAACCTTCCACGTGACGGTCGGCTGAGCGAACCCTCTCAATACTGACTCAACACGCAACACTCACCAAGAGCGAATCATGGCCGAGCAGAAGTCCACCAGAGTCCGCATGAAGACCATCATCGCCGGGCCCGGCGTCAACGCGCAGCCCGGCCAGCTCGTCGTCGTCTCCGAAGCGCTGGCCCGCGCCCTGCTGGCCGGCGGCTTTGCCGACGTGGAGATCGAGACGCGAGTGATCGACACGGCGCGCCCGCGCCCGAAGCGGCAGAAGCCGTACATCGACGACAACCCGGACGAGCCGGAAGCGCTGCCGCCGAAGGGAGCGCCGTATCCCCTGGGCGCGGCCGAGACCGTCGACACCGAAGTCTTCGACGACGTTCAAGGCGAGGACCTCGAAGAGGAGGACCTCGAAGAGGAGGGCGACGCCGAGGCCGAAGAGGAGGAGCTCGACGAAGAGGAGGAGCCCGAGGCCGAAGAGGAGGAGCTCGACGAAGAGGAGGAGCCCGAGGCCGAAGACGAGGACCTCGAAGAGGAAGAAGAGCCGGAGGCCGAAGACGAGGACCTCGAAGAGGAAGAAGAGCCGGAGGCCGAAGACGAGGACCTCGAAGAGGAAGAAGAGCCGGAGGCCGAAGAGGAGGACCTTGAAGACGAGGACCTTGAAGAGGAGGACCTTGAAGAGGAGGAAGGGCCCGACGTTCAGGCAGAAAGCTCCAGCGGCCAGGCCCACGACCCGACGCTTGAGGAGCTGGGCATCACGGGCGAGACCGCCGAGCTCTTGACCGGCGCGGGGCTGGTGACGCGCTCGGCGATCGAGGCCGCCGGCGACCTGACCCGGATCAAGGGGATCGGCAAGAAGACCGCCGCGGCGATCGCCGCCAGGATCGACGCATACCGCACTTGGGAATACTTGGAGCCCCGCGAATAATCCGATTCAATTGATTCGCCTGATTCGCGGGCCGCGCAAGCCATGTCACTGACACAGACCACGCCGCCGGCCGTCGCGCCGGTGGAGCTGAGCGACCTGGAAGACTACCTCCGGATCGACCCCGATTCGGAGGACACCCTCCTTGCGCAGTTGCTCGACGCGGCCTTAGGCCCCGTCGAGGACTTCTTGCGCCGCCAGTTAATCACGGCGACGTGGACCAAGACGCTCGACGCCTTCCCGGCCGAGGAGTTCCTCGCGCTGGAGCGCCCGCCGCTCCAGTCGGTCACCTCGTTTCAGTACGTCGATCTCGACGGCGTCACCCAGGACGTGGACTCGGCGGTCTACTCGGTCGACACCTCCAGCGACCCGGGCCGGATCGTGCTGGAGTACGACCAGTCGTGGCCTTACGCGCGCGCACAGATCGACGCCGTGACGATCGTCTACGTGGCCGGCTACGGCGACGCTGCCGGCGACGTGCCCGAGCGGTACAAGCTCGGTTTGAAGTACTTGGTCAGCCAATACTACGCGCACCGCCTGGAGGCCGGCCACATCGACGACGGGCTCCGCAACCTGCTGGGCGGCCGCAATTTCGCCTTTGCCTGACTCCTGACTCCTGACTCCTGACCCCTGACTCCTGACCTCTATGGTCACCATCGACCCGGGCAAGCTGAACCGCCGCGTGACGATCCAGCGCAGGGTCGCCAGCCGCGACGGTAAAGGCGCGCGAACCCAGCAGAGCTGGGACGACGTGGACACGGTCTGGGCGGAGGACGTGCCCAAGAGCAGCCGCGAGTTCTTCCGGGCCGCGCAGGTCAAAAGCCAGATGACCCACATGATCCGCATCCGGTACCGCAGCGGCGTCACGAGCAAGCACCGGCTGAAGCTCGGCACGACGGTGCTGAACATTTTGGGGCCGCCGCGCGACCTGGAGGACGCCCACGTGCTGCTGGAGATCGACTGCATGGAGGTGGAGAGCTGATGGCCGGCGAAGTCACGTTGCTGGGCGGCGAGGAGCTCATTCGGAAGTTCTCCCAGCTTCCGGGCAAGCTCCAGCGCAAGGCCCTGCGCCGCGGCGTGAGCAAGGCGGCTCGCGTCACCGTGCGCGCCGTCAAGGCGGAAGCGCCGAAGGAAACGAAGCTGATGGCTCAGGCGGTCGGGTACCGAGTGTACACGTTCCGCGACAAATCGGGCGTCGGCGCCGTCATCGGCGCCAAGAAAGACGTGCGTAGGGGAGTCGTGCGACGCGGGCGCGGCCGATTCCGCAAAGCGCGAAAAACGGAGACCGCCCAGAGCTACCGGAAGCCGGCCAACTACTGGCACCTCGTGATCCGCGGCACGAAGCACAGCCGAGCGAACAACTTCCCGCTCCGTGCGGCGCAGCGGACCCGCGGCGAATCGATCCGCATCGTCGCCGGCGAGTGCCGCCAGCAGCTCGAAACCGAAACCGTCAAACGCTGACTCCTGACTCCCGACCCCTGACTCCTGACCATGACCACCCTGGCCGACGCCTTGCAGCTCTACCTGAACCAGCAGCCGAGCCTCCGCGGCGCCGCGGACCGGGTTTACCAGGATTCGCTCGACCAGCACACGAAGCTGCCGGCCGTCGTGATCCGCGATCCGGACGAGGCCGGCGGCCATCACCAGCAGGCAGCCGATGGCCTGGTCGAGGCGCGGATCCAGGTCGACGCCTGGGCGGCCACCAAGCCGGAAGCATCGCAGATCCAGAAGGCGCTCCGCGAGCTGCTGGACGGCTACCCGCGCGGCACGCTCGGCGCCGACGGCGAGACGATCGAGGTCGAGGGGATCCACCTGGAGAACCGCTACCTGCGCGAGCACGCCGGCGACGAGGGAGACGACGCCAGCGAGTTCCAGGCCATTTTGGACCTGACCGTTTGGTACCGCGAAACCGTGCCCGAGTTCGATTGACCACTGACCACCGGACCCTGCCATGACCAGCTACATCGCCACCGGGATCACCGTCTCGTTCTCCACCCTTTCTGCCGAGATCCTGGACGTCGACCGCGCCAACGACTCGGTCGAGGCCCAGGACAACACGCACCAGCTCACCACCAGCCAATGGCGCACGCACACCGCGGAGAACGCGCTGAAGCAGGCCGGCCCGTTCACGATCCTGGCCCATTGGGGAGGCACCGTGCCGGACATCGGCACCACCGCGACTATGACGATCACGCTGCCCGGTGGGAAGAGCGACTCGAACACCGTGATCCTGCAAGACGCCGGCGGCTACAGCGGCAAGCTGGGCCAGAAGATCACGACCGAAATGACGTTCCTCTCCAGCGGCCCGCCGAGCCGGACGTAAATCACAAGGAGACGACCTATGGGCGCAGACACCTTCAAGGCGAGCGTGCAACTGAAGACGGCCGTGCAGCAGACGCTCGGCAGCGACACGGCGCCGGCGGCCTCCGCCACAACGATTACCTGGACGGACTGGGACTTTACCCATTCACTCAGCGCCACCAGCACGCCGCCGCTCTCGAAGCACGCGGCCTTCCAGCAGGCCCTGACCGACGGCGCGGCGACCATCGACTTGACCGCCCTGGACGGCCTCGGCGGCGCGTCGATCGACGGCACGGGCCTGAAGGTCCAGGCCCTGAAGCTCCGCAACCCGTCGACCAACAGCGGCTCGATCTCGATCGCCCCGGGGGCCGCCAACGGCTACGACTTCCTCGGCTCGGACATGAAGCTGACGCTCCAGCCGGGCGACGAAGTGCTGCTGTACGCCCCCGACACCGCCGACGAAATCGGCGCGACGGACAAGACCCTCGACCTGGCCGGCACGGGCAGCGAGGCCCTCGACGTCGAAATCCTGATGGGCTGATCCAGCACGCAACACCGACAGGAGGCAACGGAGCCAACAGAGGCATTTCTCAGGAAATACCCTCCGTTACCTCTGTTTCCTCCTGTTGAAGTCTTCAAATGAAAACGGAAAGGAAACGTGATGCCAGCAGAGCAGATCAGCCCGGCGGACGACTTCCGCAAGAAGCAGGGCGCGGCGGCCGAGGAGCCGGAGGAAGCGGTGGATTACGGTCCGGAGCTCGACGCCGAGACGATCCTGGGGGCGGACGATCGGCCCGTCGAGCGGCACCGGGCCTGGAACGGTCACGTCTGGATGTGGACGCTGACCGGCCTGGAGCTCGACCAGTTCGACCGCTACATGGCCCGGCAGGTGGACCAGCGCACGGGCGAGCTGCCGCTGGAGGCCCACTGGCGCGCGGCCCTGCTGGTCAAGTGCCTGCGCGACTCCGCGGGGAAGCCGCTCTTCTCCGAGGAGGACATCCCCGCCCTGGGGCAGAAATCGGGACCCCAGCTCGACGCGCTGTTCGACGTCGCCCGGCGCATGAACAAGAGGAAGCCGGGCGACATCGACGAACTAAAAAAAGCCTCCGGCGCCGGCCCGCGTGGCTCCTCGCCGCAAGACTCTGCCGCGAGCTCGGAGGCTGGCGCCACCCCGAAGAGTGCCTGAAGGAGCTTTCCAGCCGCGAGCTGGCCGAGTGGCAGGCGTACTACGAGCTGGAGACGGTCGGCGACGAGCTGGCCTGGAAACTGAACGGCCACCTGGTCGCCGCGGTGCACAACAAGTCGGCCTTCAGCCGACCGCCGCGGCCGCTGAAGGCCGACAACTGCCTGTGGCACGACGAGCCGCCCGACGAGGAGATCCACGCGGCGGCCGCCCGGCCTGGGCACGTCGCCCGCGTCGTGCAGAAAATCAAAGCGTTGTTTCCCGGACTGAAATGACAGGACGCCCCGTCACCCCGTCACCCCGTCACCCCCTCATCTTCCCATGGCCACGATCGCGAGCCTGGTCGTCAGCGTCAGCGCGAACACGGCGAAGTTCCAGCGCGACATGCAGGGCGCGGGGAAGAGCGTGGGCCAGTTCCGCCAATCCACCAACACCGCCAGCAGGGGGCTGAGCCTTCTGAAGGGGGCTTTCGCGGCCTTTGCCGCCGGCGCCGTGCTCCGCACGGTGATCCGCGAGTTCAACGAGATGCGCCAGGCGATGGACGCCACCATGAAGTCGGCCAGGCTGCTCGGGGTCTCGTTCGCCCAGCTCAAGCAGTACCAGCTCTTCGCCGATTTGACGGGTCTCGGGAAGGAAAACATTGCGCCGGCCTTGAGCACCTTCGCCAAGCGGCTCGGCGAAGCGGCCCGCGGCGGGGGAGCGGCCGCCCCGGCGCTGCGGGAGCTGGGCCTGGAGGCCAAGGACCTGGTCGATCTTCCATTGCCGGAAGCGTTGGAGCGGGTGTCGGCGGAGTTCGTGCACGTCGACAGTGACGCCCGGCGGGCCGCGATCGCCGCCAACCTCTTCAGCAAGGCCAATGTCAAGATGGCCCTGGTGCTGGCCGAAGGCCGCGACAAGCTCCGCGAGCTCCGCGAAGAGGCCCGGCGCGGCATCACCGATGAGCAAGTGGCGGACGTTGAGTTCATGAACGACACCTTCGCCAAGGCCGGGTTCACCTGGGAGAGTTTCAAAGAGCGGGTCACGGCCGCCAACGCGG